AATGGCGTCTCCCCCGCTTATGTTCTTCTTTCTTCTGTGACGGTTTCAGATAACCCAGATTCGGACGGCGCGTACATTATCGAGTGGAATGCCCCGCCGGTAGTACACGTTGACTCGGACGCACTCGGAGATAAGAACAAACCCTTCTCCTTTGACTATTCTATCACAGATGCCGACGGAGACACGGTAACGGCGAACATAAAACTTGACGGATCAACGATCGTAAGCGACTTCACGGTAGATCAGACAGAGACTTATACATGTTCTATCACAGAAGCGCTGTTCAGACCGCTCGCAACCGGAAGCCACACAGTAAAGATCACGGCCACGGATTCAAATAACGCGGTCACAGAGAAAAACATTACATTCTCTCGTATCAATTCCGTGGTAAGCATATCAGGATCCGACGGAGATAAAGGTAACATCTGGCTAACGCCTACGTTAACATACCAGGTATCAGACACCGGCGAAACAGCGTGTAGCGTAGTAGAAAAGATCGACGGAACCACAACGGCCACAAGATCGAACGTATCGCTTGATACGGATATCACAGTCGATATGACAGACTTCGATCAGTTGACAGACGAGCAGCAGCACACAATACAGATCACGGCAACAAACGCAGATTCGCAGTCGGCAGTAAGAGAGTGGACCTTCACGAAGTTATACGACAAGTTATGTTTCTATTCGAACTCGGTAGAGACAGACCAGGCGGCAGAGAAGATCCATGTTGTGGTTGATTATGTAAAGACCGGAAGCCCGACACTGAAGGTAGAAGTTACCAATAACTCAGAAGCAGTCTCTCCGACATGGGAAGACGCAACGACGGCGGTTCTGGCAAACGAGGTATACGAGTTTGTAAGCACACCGCAGGCGGACTTCGGAGTAGCAGTAAGAATAACGCTCACGAAGAATTCATCAACAGAACGTGTATACGTTAAAGACTATGGATTCTCATATTCATAAGGAGGGCCTATGAGACAAGTATTCAAAACGCCTCTCGAAGAGGTAAGAGACAGACTAACAAAAGAGAAACTGGAACAAGATATCACGGATCTCGAGATTGACCTGATCGAAAAAGATCAGGACATGACGGACATGGATATCCGGATCACAGAACTCGAAGAAAAGATAGGAGGCTGACATGAAACATTCGAAACATTATGAGAAGTACAAAAAGAGATACGAGCGCGGAGGGTGCACAAAAGAGCAACTTCACAGACTGACAGAACTCGGGACATTGACACCGGAAGAGTACGAAGAGATTACGGGAGAACCGTTCGAGGGTTGATATGGCGAGAAAATCACGGTACGACGAGATAGTAAAACCAAAGTTAGACATTATCGAGGGTTGGGCTAGAAATGGCTTAACCCTAGATGATATCGCGAACAATCTCGGATTTACCAGGCAAACACTCAACACATACAAAAACAAACACCCGGAGTTAAAGGAAGCCATAGAGCAGGGGAAAGAGGTTGCAGATATCCGTGTTGAGAACGCCTTATACCGAAGGGCGGTCGGGTTTTACTCGGAAGAAGAAAAGGTAGTCATGACAAAGGATCCCGACGGAGAGACAAGGCCTGAGATCGTCACAGTTAAAAAGTATCATACGCCTGACGTAAGAGCGCAGATCTTCTGGTTAAAGAACAGAAAGCCGGACGTATGGAAAGAGAAACTGATCGAACGGGAAGACATAGAGGAGATCACAGATTTCTTAATGATTGCACAAAGGGAGCCGGTAAATGGAGACAACAGCGTGGAAGCCGCAGGCCCGACAAGCGGCGTTTCAAGCCAGGAGTGAATATGAGGTTTTGTATGGCGGTGCTGCCGGAGGTGGCAAGACAGACGCCATGTTAACAGAAGCCCTAAGGCAGATTCATATACCACATTACAAGGGGATCATATTCAGAAAGACATTCCCACAAACGAGAGAACTTGTATCACGGTCGAGATACCTCTACAAAAAGGCTTCGCCGAAAGCGAAGTACAACTCGACAGAACACACATGGACGTTTCCTTCCGGCGCGACAATAACATTCGGTAACATGCAACATGTCAAGGATTTGGAGAAGTATCAGGGACAAGCGTTCGACTTCGTGGGATTTGACGAGTTAGAACATTTCACATGGGACGAGTATTCATATATGTTCTCCCGTAATCGTCCGACGGGAAAAGGAACTATAGCCTATATCAGAGCAACGGCGAACCCAGGAGGGATAGGCCACGCCTGGATAAAGGATAGATTCATAACAGCGGCCCCGCCGGAAACAAGGATAGTCGAAAAGACTGAAGTAACGACACCTGAAGGAGAAGTCATCACAGTTGAGAAAGACAGAACCTTCATTCCGGCCACGGTATTCGACAACAAGGCACTTCTTGAAAACGATCCTGGATATATAGGATCTCTGGCCATGCTGCCGGAAGCGCAACGACAAGCGCTTCTTTACGGGAATTGGGATTCGTTCGGCGGCCAGGTGTTTAGAGAATGGGTAAACGATCCGGAACATTATGAGGATAGAAAGTGGACGCACGTTATAGAACCGTTCGAGATCCCGGCGTACTGGAATATCTGGAGGGGCTACGACTTCGGATATGCGAAACCTTTCTCGGTAGGGTGGTATACAGCAGATCCGAACGGAAAAATATATAGGATCCGTGAGTATTACGGGTGCACCGGAGAACCAAATAAAGGTTTGGAGATAGATCCGGCAAAACAAGCAGCGAACATAAAAGCAATCGAAGAAGAAGATCCAAACATAAGAGGCCATAAGATAATCGGTATAGCGGATCCTTCGATCTGGGACACGTCAAGAGGCGAGTCGATCGCAGATATTATGTGCAAGCACCCGAACTACATTCAGTTCATGCCGGGAGAAAATAACCGTCTCGCAGGAAAAATGCAGTATCACTACCGCTTCGCCTTCGACGAAAGCGGAGAACCGATGTTTCAAATATTCAACACATGTAAACACTTCATACGCACGATCCCTTCGCTTGTGTACGATGAATCAAACGTAGAGGATATCGACACAAACACGGAGGATCATATATACGACGAGTGCCGGTACGTCTTAATGGCAAACCCGATCTCGCCCAGGAAACACTTTGAAAAGCCGAAAGATTACGACGATCCTTTGGATCAGCGGCAAAACGTAACCCGATTCTACAACTTCTAGGAGGAAGAAAATGAGAAAAAAGAAAGAGGAAGTCGATAAGATCGAGGACCTGGCAGAAGAGACAAAGGAAGAAGTAAAGGAAGAAGAAGCGACGCCACAGAACTTAACGTCAGAAGATCTCTCAAAAGCAAGAGACAAACTTCGCAAGTATAAAGACAACAAGGTTGAACTCGAAAGACGGATCCGTAATAACGAAGAGTGGTGGAAACTTCGCCACTGGGCTATTTCTCAGACACCGGAAGATAGAAAAGCCAAACACATGGCGGAGCCGGTGAGCGCGTGGCTTCATAACTCAATCAATAACAAACACGCCGACATGATGGATAACTATCCTGAGCCGATGGTATTACCCAGGGAAGAATCAGACGATCCGACGGCAAAAACGCTGACAGCGATCCTTCCGGTTATCTTAGAGTATAACGATTATGAGCAAGTATACTCAGACTCGGCCTGGTATAAATTAAAGCAGGGCTGTTCGGCGAAGATAATCGGGTGGAATTCAAGAAAGAACAACGGCCTGGGAGACGTCGATATCAGACGGATCGACCTACTAAACCTTTTTTGGGAGCCGGGGATCTCAGATATTCAGGATTCCGAAAACGTGTTTCATGTGCAACTTGTCTCGAACGATATCCTGAAGAAAAGTTATCCGGAGGCAGCGGAAGTTATCGGAAACAAAGAGATCGACCTCACACAGTATGTATGCCAGGATTCCATCGACGACGGAGAAAAGACAGCAGTTATCGACTGGTATTATAAGAGAGATAACGGAACAAGGGAAGTATTACATTACTGTAAGTTTGTAGGCGACGTTATCCTCTACGCCTCGGAGAACGATCCGTTATACGCAGACAGCGGCTTCTACGATCACGGAAAATACCCGTTCGTGTTGGATTCGCTATTCATTCAGGAAGGAAGCCCGGCCGGATTCGGATATATCGATATCATGAGGGATCCTCAAATGTATATCGACAAAATGAACCAGGTTATTCTTGACACCTCAGTTAAGGCTTCGAAGGCGAGATACTTCATAGCGGATAATGCCGGAGTAAACGAAGAAGAGTTCAACGATTGGACGAAAGAAACCATTCACTTTACCGGAAACCCTGACGGGATCATTCCATTTAACCAGATTGAGGTTTCGCCCGCAAACATGAACGTCCTTCAGCATAAGATCGAAGAGTTAAAAGAAACTTCAGGAAACAGAGACTTCTCGCAAGGATCTACACAATCAGGCGTAACAGCGGCAACCGCTATCGCAGCGCTTCAGGAAGCGGGATCGAAACTGTCGAGAGATATGATCAAGGCAACATACAGATCCTTTAAGAAAGAGTGTGAACTTGTGATCGAACTTATCAGGCAGTTCTATGACGAACCGCGTAAGTTTAGGATCCTGGGAGAAAAAGGCGATCAGGAATTCAGAACTTTCTCAAACGAGAAAATGCGTCCTATGCCGCAGGGCGAAGACTTCGGAGTAGATTTAGGAGAAAAAGAGCCGATCTTCGATGTAACAGTGGCAGCGGCAAAGAAGAGCACATATTCGCGTATGAGTCAGAATGAATTAGCGCTTCAGTTCTATGGCCAGGGGTTCTTTGCTCCGGGTAACGCGGACGCTTCTCTCGCTTGCCTTGATATGATGGAGTTCGAAGGAAAAGAAAAGATCATACAGAAGGTCGAGCAGAACGGGACCTTGTATCAACAGTGTATGTTAATGCAGCAGCAGATCGCACAACTTCAGGCCATGTTAGGAGGACCGGCGGCAGGGCCGGGGGTATCACCCGGAAACGTGAAGGGATCCAGGGGCGAAGGTGCAAAGATGGATATGGATAATCTCGGCGGGGCAAGGCCGCGT